GTAAAATCAGATGATAACTCCGACAAATCTTTATTTATCGTAAACATATCCAGAAGCACCTTAAATAGCGGTTCTACTGCTACGATATTCAATCCATTCAGCTTCACTCTGTACAATTTCATGTTATGCAACAGCGCCCCACCTCTGATATCTCCTGTCGGCACACTCGGATCAGACGCTGTTCCGGATGTCGGTGTTCCTTTTATAACCGCATATTCCGTTTTTTCAATTTCAGAGCTATTATCTTTTGTGTAGCGCCTCACGATAATATCATTGCGGTTCATCCCTTGTGCGCCGTTATCAATACCAACATCCGTATAATCGTTTGCCGCAATAACATCTCTGCGCCCTTGTATTACATAAACCGCATCGAAAATACGGATACTGTTATTTGTAAGTACTTGTGCCTCTGATTTCCTTCCAGACGATAACACATAATCGTCTGGACCATATAAACCTTGATTTGCAAGTCCCACTTGTTTTTCTGTAATATGTGGACCATCTGCAAAACCATCCACAAGCGTTGTTTCTACAAATTCATTTGCCATTTCAACTTTCCCCTTTCAGTTTATAATCAATCTTAACCCTTCCTTTTCCCGATACAGTCACAATTTTCCTCACCACGGGGGACGTCATGTAAATTCCTGTAATTCTTTCCCGACCGCCAACAACATCCCCCAGTTCCAAATCCATATCAGATACAGATATTCTAAGCTGCTTATAATTCATAAGATCAAGCAACTTTTTCCTACCTTCTTTTTCAAGGTCTTGCAAAGTTTCCGAACTGGTATTTTCATAGTATTGTTCGACCAGATCTATCGCTGTATAATGGGCAGTTTTTTGGATACTGCCATCTGGCCAAACATATAGATCCACCCTTTGCCGAGCTGACAATTCCCCTTTTCCATAACAAATCAAGTGATTCACCCCATTCTGATAGTCTAGGATGTTCAGCTTTACATTCCCGTCCTCTGATATCTCGATTGTCTCAGAGTGGTCTTCAACAGGTTTGGCAGTCAACAACACATATCCTTTCTCATTTGGATCGCCTAATTTATATTTTATATCTAACCGTGCTCCCACCTCTTCAAGCGCTGCTGAAAAAGCATCATACAACATGCTCTGCAATGGCACTTTATAATCCAGTTCGATCCCACTATTCTGATTTGATACCGTAAATATTTCTGATAGTCCAAGCTTGACAATAAATCCGGATAATACTCTATTTGCTTCCCCTTTTAGCGTAATGTATGTATTGCTTTCGGGGTTAATCGCTTTTTGATTCAACAACCCACGCCATGACGGTCCTGAAAGTTTTACGATATGATCCTCCGTAACAGGATTAATATTTCTGATCAATCCTCCATACTCTGTATTTTCGGCATAGATCCTACAATTTTTCCGATGTCGATCATCTCTGAATAATTTGTTCTGTATCTTTACTTCAAAATCATTGTCCTGCCCAACATTAAAATTTACACCACAATGTTCTAAATATCCTTTGTCCTGTCCATATTTATCTGTTACGATAAAGTCCATCTTGGTGTTCCCCTTTCGTTAAACAGAATGATATCAAATCCAAATGCTCCACTCCACGATACAATACTCCTTCCGGGAGGTATCTTCTGCCATATCTCACTTTCCGTGTTCCTGCTGTTAAATATATCTTCCCGTGTGCCATCTGCTTTCACTTTGATAATCTTCCGATCTTTTGAATACCGTGTACTGGAATCAATTACTGCGTACTCATCCGCATAAAGTGTCGTCCGCAGCTCATAAACATGCCCTCCGATTCGGATTAATGGATTTATGCATGGACCGTATATAATCATCCTGAAACCACTGTCTGCATATCCATCATTTTGGATATACTGAAGATTTCTCACTTTCGCATATTCGTAAGGCTGTCCATATGGATAATCCAACCACGGCGATACCGCCCCTCCTTGTGACTGCTTTAGAAAGTGATAACTTTTCTCGGTGATCCAATACGGATAGTCGCTTTTCACCATCAGTTTATTGCTCACGCTATCAAGATCATTTACCCATCTGCCGATATCTGTGCCCGCAAGCCAACATTTCAAGTAACTCTCTCCCACATATAATTTCCCTGGGGTTACGTTCATGAGATCTTTCTCTGCAATTCCATTTAACTCATCCACAGCCTGCGCAAGCCGATCTTTTGACCTGATTTCAATTTCTAGCGTATGGCTTGTGATCTTTCTCTCGAACGCCTGAATATGGTCATCTTCATCCACCGTGTCATAATCACCGCTAAACAAATCGCCTCCTGTCACCATATAAGGGGACTGGCAAAAATTAATACGTTCCCCATTCTGCGCCCCGACATAATAAATATCATACATAATCAATCACATCCTTTATCACTTGTCCAAACACTCGATCATCACACTTAATACCTACGCCTGCCCGCACAATCGCATCAACAACCGCATCTCCAAGACGCACATAATCAATGTCTCCCGTTCCACCCTGCACGGTTACATTAACCACATCGTTTGATGCACGTTCCAAGCTTTCCGTCATTCCCTCAAGACCGCCAAAAGAACGGAGGTAATCCGCCTCTTCTTTTGTAAGTACCCATTCGCCTTTGTCCAAATACGCCGGGAACATATCTGAAGGTACATAGTCCATACCAATTTTAAGTCGCGGGATATTCGGTATATTAAATCCTTTTCCGCCTATTTTAGGAACCCAATCTGGAATCTTAATCTTATTCACACTGTTAATAAAACCATTTATCCCATCTATCAGGAAATTAATCGGTGCTTTAAAAATCTCCCCAATTGCCGAAACAATATTTTCAAAAATATCTACTACATTCTGCCACGCTGCGTCCCAGTTTCCTGTAAAGACATTCCGCACAAAATCCACTATATCTCTAAAGATATTGGTAATATTCCCGATTACACTTGACACCGTATCTGCGAGCCCACCTAAAGCACTTGTAAAGATCGGAACTAAAAAGTTCTGTACAACCGCAATAAGCGGCTGGATTGCTGTATTAATCAGCAGTGTGAAAATCTCAATCAGTGGAGTGAGCGCAGTCCCGATCAGTGATACAATGGGATTTAGAAGTTGGCTAAACAAATCTAATAATGGTGCAAGTACGTCCGTAACAAGAGGCAGGATGTTCTCTCCCAGATCCATCAAGAGCGGCATTAATGACTCCCCAATCGGTATAAGTGCCGTCTCCACGTTTCTCTTTAATTGTTCGAACTGAGACCCCAGGTCATCATATTTAACATCTTTAATCTGTTCCATAGCATCAGAAGTCTCATATGAGTTATCCTGGATATCAGATAGGGCTGTTACCGCTTCCGCTCCTAGGTCTTCCCACATAGTGCCCATGAGATCTACGCCTGCCTGATTCTGCGCAAGCGGGTCTTCCATCGCGGCAAGAGCATCGATGGTCTCATTAAAAGCTTCCTTTGCCGTTTCCCCTCCCGCAGCAAATTTTGCAGACATTTCGTCCGCATTAAGCCCTATGAGTTCAAAGCCTTCTCTTGTAGTATCTGATCCATCTACGACACGGATGGACATTTCCTTTACAGCATCACCGACCTTGTCCAAATTGAACGCTCCCGACTCAGCACCTTTTTGGAAGATTGCGAACATATCTTCTGCGTCCAGTCCCATTTTTCCGAACTGAACAGAATACTCAGAGATACTGTCAAGAAGCTCACCAGAATAGTCCAGACCATTCTGTGCCCCCGATGCAATCAAGTTCATCGCTTCTTCGCCAGAAATACCAAAGTTATCCATCATTGCTTTTGCGGCTCTAGTAGATTCCGGTATATCATAACCAAATGTATCGCGAAGAGCGAAAGATGATTCTGTTACGTTCTGAAGCTCTGCTTCATCCATATCACCCAGATTCTTTGTCACTTGAGCGATTGCATCCCCAATATCTCCAAAATTCTCACCGTAATTATTATTGTAGACATCCTCCATAACTTTACGGTATTTTTCGGTCTGGTCTGCGGTTGCTCCGGTACTTGCCTGCAACTGATTCATTGCGGAATCAACATCCATTGCCGACCCCACAGCTAAAATGCCCACCCCCGCTATAGCCGCACCTGATCCAACTGCCGCAAGCTGCGCTCCTGAAAGTCCAGCGCTAAGAGAACTTACTTTGTCCAGTAAAGGAATCGTGCTGTTCGCTGCATTGCCGAAAGATTCCTTTAGGGTATTACCCAGATTTCCAAAAAAGGAACCTCCACTGCCAAGAGATTCGCTTATTTTTTGCCCGGTTTCTTCCGCGGTATCTGTCAATCCTGCAATCGCCTGTTCGGCGTCAGAAACGTTTGCATCAACATCTATACTTTTATCTCGACTAACGGATTTAATTCGCGACTCGGCATTTGACGTGTTTGCATCAACATCGACTGTAATATCGTCTGCTTTAATGCCAGTCATAGCTTTCTTGGCATCTTCTCCCGCACCTTTCCAAGCGTTCGCAACGTCTCCAGCAGTCTTCTCGGCATCTTTTAAAACCTCATCATTCTCTGCTGATAACTTCTTCGTTTTATCTCGCTCTATTTTAACCGTATCATCAGCGGATTTTTCCGCATTTTTCTTAACTTTCTCATTCGCTTCCTCAAGGTCGGATTCAATCTTACTGTAGTCTGCCCGAATCTCGTAAGTAACCTCACCTTTTTTCGTCACAAATACCACCTGCCTTTTTTACTCTTCGCCGGCACAATGGCACATAATGGCTACTAAATCTTTATTTCAAATTCTTGTCTGCATGTCTTATTTTTGCATTTAAAAAAGAGTCCTCTACACCGAGCACCCTCAATATAAAATATATTCTGTTCCTTCCCACAATGGGGGCATTTAATTTTTTTAACATGTACCCCATCAGCTCTCATCTCTTTGCCATCCCTTCCAACGTCCTAAACAGCATGTCAAGTCCGGCCTGACCGCCTCCGCCTCTGACCGGAAGTGCATAATAAGACTTGAGCTCATTAATCTGCTGTATCTGCTTCGCATTCTTACCATTATACTGCGGGACTTCCATGCTTCTGATCTGCATCACTTGCTTAATTTTCGTATCAGATGACAGCCCATTAAAAAGATATAAGAATTTTTTCCACGGAAGTCTTCCCTGTTCATCGATCAAGTCTATCTGATAGTCCTGCATGAAAGATGCATAGATATAATCGCCATCCTCTTCAAAATCCAAAACAGGCATCGGATTTTTCTTAATCTGCGGACGTTTTTTCGTCTCAATATATCGCTTTCCAATCTCCTCTAAAAGCTTCACCTTCTCTGCCGGCGGGTATAACCGTAGATTCCATCTGTTCCTAACAAGCATTCTAAGCGCCTGCTCTGCTTTCTCATAATCTGTCAGAGATTCCTCCAAATATAACTTCTGTGTCTCTAATACAATATCAAAAGCTGGATTTACAATAATTTTGCCCCGATTCGTTATAATCTGATTATCTTGTAAGTCTGTCAAAACGCCCATATCAATGCAAAAACCTCCGTCTTGCCTTGCGATTATATCCTTTCAGCACCGACCGTTTATTATCTGCTCTCATCTCCGAAAGCTTTGGAATTACACATTGCTTAATAAACGGAATTACCTCCCGTGACATTTCTACATATCTGTTTTCATAAAACTCTACAATCGTCTTTGTATCATCCTTTCCAAAAACAGCTTCTAAAAGATCTACAACTGCTTGCCCCAGCGTCTCCAAACATTCTTCCACTTCCTGCCCATTTTCTGCTTTTCGCTTCATTTCTGATGTGCTTGCAAGCGCTTTTGTAAGAGCGGTATACTTTCGATATATTTTTCCGATCATGTCGTCTGCATCAAGAGATACATGTAATGTTTTCACAACATTTCCCTGTTCATCGGCCAGTTCAAAATCCTCCTGAAACCTTTTATGCCTTTTTGCCTGATATGCCATATTATTTTCCTCCATTCATTAGCGTTTAAGAAATGGAGAGGTCTTGCCTCTCCGAATTTCTATGATCTGTCACGCCGTAGTTCCGATAGTGGGACGTCCATTTCCGTGGATCGTCACCGTAAGCGAATTAATATTATTCGCATCACCATATGCAGGCGTAATATTCGCCAGTGTGATTGGCCACAAAATTACCTTCGTGCCTTTCTGAAGCTTCATGTGTGTTTTCCTTTCGCCGCCAAGGCCATACATCACCTTATCTGACAAGATATAGTCACATGCCTTATCTCCCGGTTTCACATATCCTGTAACTGTTAATGTCATCTGCGCTCCTGTAACTTCCGTTGAACCCCATCCTTTATCAGCGTAGTATGTAAGCTGCTGCAACACCTCATTTAACGACTGCGACATATTCGTCATCAGGTTCGCCATACTTTCCCAAGTGGGTGAATCACTTTCCGGAGATGTATTAATAAATGACTCCGTTTCATAGTTTATTTCCGGCGTAATCGGATTCTTCGGTAATTCCGGTTCTGCGAACCTCTGTAAATTCATCTTTTCCATTGTTATTTCTCCTTTACTTAATAAAAAATTTTACAGTTTAAGATACAGCTGAAATGATACACTCCATCCTCATCTCGACCTATTTTATTAGGCTCCTTTGCTACTGCCGTATCTAGCCAAGCAAATGTTTTCCCTTTCGGGTACGTCTTTAACCGCTGAAAATAATCACAGATACTACACAGCTGCTCTAATCCCTTCTTTTGGTCTTTATCCCGGCATAAAACTAAAATCGGAATTGTTCTTACCATGCTTTTATCATAAAACATGCTGTCCCCAAATCCCTCTCCTGTTTCAGCATAAAGTCCGCCGGACGGATTCAGTTCTTTCAGCGATATCCTTTCCCCAGGAATGCACTCTTTTTCAGCAGTATCGACAAATAATTCCAATAATTCTGTTAATGGTGTCACGTATCCATCCTCCTTTTCAATGCTGCTTGATAAACCTTCTTCCATTCTTCTCCGTGGACTTCCTTTGCATATTTTGCCCATTCTTCACGGGCAAGTGCTGCAGTAAATTTTAATTTTTTAGGTCCGTATGTCCGGTTTTTTGGGTTTCCGTACATGACATCACCATGCCAAAGATACTGTGCATATGGAGTTGACCAACGCATTATAAATTTACCATCAGTCGCAGTATGATCGCTCTCATACAATCCACTATTTTCCATGTGTCCTTGATCTTTGGGTACATACTGACTCACATCCTGAAGTGCTTGATTTCCCAAGTCAGTCAACGCGTCATTCGCTGCGGCTTTGATTAATACTGACGCTTTTATCTTATCAAATGTCACTCTTGTTTTAATCTTAGGCATGTCTCACCAACCCTAGTTCATAATGGTGCAGTCGCTTCCCGTCATACAACGGCTCGCAGATCTGTACTCTGAATTGCTCGCCATTGAAAATAACAATATCATCCGTTTTAAATACGGCATTCTTTTTCCAAACCGGGATCTCTTCGAGAACGCGAATATTTTTAGCTGTCGCAAAATTTTCAAATCCGGTTTTATTATAAGACTCTGATACTGCTATTAAACGAATCCATTTTGCTTCCACTGCTTGCTCGAGAACAGCTTCTTGTTCTGTCAATCTGTTTTCGAATGTGCCGCTTTTAACTAATTTCCAATCAGCCTGATTTTCTGTTGGCGCATCTAACACGGATACTTTAATTTCATATTTCTTAATGACACCACCCTTATCATCTATGCGTGGTACATAGGTCAGTTTTTTAATCTTTTTCAGCTCGTCAAAGCCCGTTTGAATGTAAATTCTGTTGCCTGCACTTGGATGTCCTGTATCAAAACGTGAATGCCACCAATGATCTTGATCATCAAATGCCCACGCTGCAGGTCCGCCTTTTACTCCTTCACCAGGATTGATATTTTGGGAATTTGAAGATGCACGATCTCTAAGAAGATCTTGAGAAATTTCTTTCAGCTCATGCCCTCTTAAACGACTGTTTTTGCAATCGTAAAACATTGTTGCTGCAAGCTGTATTTCCGCATTATTCTTATCTCTAATCACTTTACTGGATGGCTCAAGCCGCACATAACTAAGCTCCTGTTGATCTAGCAACTGCTCTGTACCCCAACGATCTGAATCTATCGTCTTTGCATGTATGGCAGTGTGAATCAATAGGCTTTTCGGTATCGCCCTAATACCGTCCACCCCCTCTATATAACAAGCCTGTAGGCGCTAAGATCCGAAGCGCGCGTGGCGAATAAATAGATTGTTCAGCGCTTCCATTTTCACCAGACGCCTTAGTATAATTAAACTTCCCAAGACCGGCACTCTGCAAATCTGCGCCACTATCCATATCTGCTCCCCCGTTTGCATCTAAATACTCAATCTGTGCACAAACAGCCATTTTCACTCGATCCTGTACCATTTCCGGCATCGCCTGAACCGTAATCGGTGTAACCTTGTATGCTGTCATCATCTCTATAATTTCTCCTGCTCGATTACAAAAAGAAAGGAAGTCGGCTTCATCAACCGGCTCCCCTTTAAATGTATCAAGATAATACGTCCTGTCTACATAAGGCATTCAACCAACTCCTAACTACTTACGCATGTTTCTTAAGCGTTACAGTCGTAGGTCTAGAAACCATCATGCCATATACCCTACGTCCCTGTACGGCAGATGCACCGATATGCTTACCATCTTTCAGGTCATTCACAGTAACCGGCACCATCCACTCATCAACAAAGTGGCAGAAGATTCTGTTTCCGATAATGTACTCGACTTTTGTGGTATCCGCAATATTGTTAGTCTCGTAAACATTGAGTCCTGCGATACGGCCAACACGTCCGTTCTGAACTACATTATCACCGAGATCAGACGCTTTGATAAACTCTGGGCTCGTCAACAACAATGCATAAGTCTCGTTTGTGACTGCAAGCCACATTTCATCTGGTTTAAGACCTTGCTTTTTAAGTTTTGCAACTTCGCCAACAATAGAGCTATAGATCGTATCCTTTGTCAGAGCCGTTGTATTGGAAGATGCCGTCCCTTTTGTAGTAAGCAATGTAATCAGATCTGTATCGAAAGATACACCCATTGCATATCCTGCGGAGTCCAGTCTGTCAGCTACAAGGTTGTCCGGAACAGACGCAGCATCAAAGCCGTCAATAAGCTCGTTGACATATTTGTCTTTGTCGATATTCATTGTCTGATAAGTAGTCGTTCCATCAGACAGAGAACCACCGGCAGACTTATCATAATCTCCCACTTTCACTTCCGTATCTCTAACCGGTACTTTTACAGCTCCGGCAGTAGGTGTCCCTTCATAGCGTGTATTAAACAGGCTAGAAAAGATGGTTATCTTTCTTAACTTCGCAAGCACAAGATCAGAATATCTCTCCTGTGCTGCATGAGCGAACAGCTGTAAGTCCATTGTCAATTTGTACTTCATAAAATTTTTGTAATGCATACTTATAATCTCCTTTACTTCTTCAGGTCTGGGTTGAGCTCATAGAACTTCTTTTCAACACCACTCATTTTCTTTGGTGTTTTTCCGTTCTGTCTCTGCCCCCATGATTTTCCTCTGGTTTCGCCCTCTTCTTCGTACGGATCCGCAGCATCCTTTTTGAATTGAGGGTATTTTTTCACCACTTTTTCAATCGCATCTTCAAGATCGAGGTCTTCATCCGCAGCCATATACGATCTGGCCAATGCAGCCACATCATCAACTGCATCTTTCGACACACCCGCTTCAAAACAAGCCACTTTCACCTCCAAGCTGCTCGCTTTTGCTTCCGCTTCTTTCCTTGCTTTAGTATCTTCACTTTCTCCCGATCCAGCTGAATCTTTATCCTTATTTTTCTGGTCTTTCTTCTTAGCCGCACGTTCCGCTTTTGCGCGCTCTTTTGCAATCGTACGTGCTACCGCCTTATCAAGATCAGCCTGCGTAAATTTCGGCTCATCATCCCCGCCTTCGTCTGAATCATCATCTGAGTCATCGTCATGGTCGTCACCATCTCCGGCATCATCCCCGGTGCTATCCTCCTCTGCAAAAAACTGCAAATTCAGAAAAAACAAATTTTTCATATTCATAAATTTAGGCATATGCTACCTCCCGTTTAACGTCCGCCGACTTATTCTCATGCAGAGTTTAAAGACATTCCGCACATTCTGGTCTTATATGCTATACAATGGCAACGTATTTACCATCACAAGCTTTTTGTATATCAGTTACGGTAATAAAAAAAGAATCGATCAGAAGTTTCCCTTTTTCCGAAAGATTCTCAAATCTCATGTCTATGTAACCTTCTTCAATTTTTACCACTACAACATCATCTGTGAATGCATCCATTGAATGCAAAAGTCCTTGTGTAAGAACCGACACCGCAGAGCAATAAATATCTTTTCCTCTCTCTGCATATCCGGCATGACCTTTTACGGTCAAGCTGTTCTGCGTGATATGTACCTCAATCAAATAGCATCACTCCTTTACTGTTCCGGTCATTCCCTGCCGGTGGAAGACAATTGGATCACCGCCTTTCTACTTTTCAAAAAGTTCCGGATTGTCCTTCTGCAACATGTAGAATGCATTGCCAAGTTTCTCAACCTGTTTTTCCTTCAACCCAATACCATACATCTCATCCAATGCATGAATCAATTCATGAAGAAGCGTCGATTTTTTCTGCTCTTCTGATGCATCTACGTTTAAAAAAATTTTTTCCGGAAGATAATGAATCTGTCCGTATAAATCTCCACCGTTATCGTGCAGGTTTGCGGTTTCTTCCACTGTATACTCCTTATACAGTACTTTTATTTTTCCAAGTATCTTCATACACTTTCCCCTCCTTTCTTAAAATGGGTATAAAAATACCACAGACCTTTTCGACCTGTGGTATCTATTCTGTTTCTCTTATACTGTCCCATACCGCTTGCGCTTCATCTGCTATTGGCTGAATTAATTCGCCTGTTACATCCCAACAATTTGAGTCCATCCAATCATAAAAATGATTTTGTATCCGACGTTTGTCACCTGTATCAATAATCTTTTTTATATCCGGCACATGTTTTAACAAATATTCCATGTCTTCTTTTCTTAATTGAAACATTTATCTACCCTCCGTTTGAATTACAGTTCCAGTCGTTATATTAAACGATACAATCGCATTTTTCCCATAATACAATACGCTCTCTTCTTCCAGACCTGTGTATGGATTTTTCCGTTTTTTAACTTCAGCGATTTCTTCAGGATTCCTCAATGCATCTTTCACATTTTCCACAGATGCACCCTTGTGGTTCAATCTCTTTTTCAAATTCTTACTAGAATTTAAAGCCATCCATTCATGCGTACCTATAATCCTTTCCGTTAAATGAATGGTAATATTTTTAACTTCGCATCCGTCTTCAGTTTTAATTCCAACAAGTTCTTTCTTAGCCTGATTATATGTTTCCACATATCTATCATATTTAACTAATGGAGAAACTCTCCCCTCATTAACCGACTTAACATATCCTTTATACAGCCTACTTTCTTCACTGTTATTGTACTTCAAATCATAATATCCGGCAAGCGTTTTCGGACCTGATTCTGCACCAATAGATTTTGACCACTCTTTATAATGTTTCTGTGCTTTTCCTACTGCTTCCGCTGATACTCTCTTGTCGAACCCAACCACCTGCTCACGGTCTTTTCTTCGATGTAAGTGATCGTGTTTTTTCACATAGTCTTTCAACTGTGCTTCTTTCGATTTCAGCTTCACAGAAGCTTCCTCAAATGCATCAGGATCTCCAAGCTCGTCAAATAGCATACACTCTCGCTTCTGTTTTCGTACTTCTCGTTCTAGTGCTCTTTGTACTTGTGTCTGTTTATATAGGCGATTGTTCGCATCCATATCTTCTGTTGGAAAATGTCGCTGTATATTCACACCTGGGACGAATGGAAATTTATGATGCCCACAGTTGATTCCAAGTATTCCATCCGGTTCTCCATAGCTCGAAGAATTCCACGGGTAATACCGTATCTTCCTTCCGTTTAGATCTTCCGTTGTTCCGCTTGTGTTATCCAAAGAAAATATTTTCCCCTGGTCTTTTGCGCATTTTGGACGTGCACCGGAATGACTGTCTATCTGAATCAGGTTCACCCCCATGTCTTCACATCTTGCAGTCTGTACTTCATTCGCCACACTTCCGGCAGTCGTACGCATTGCCATATTAACATAGGCTTCCGGTGTCCAATTACGTCCCCTTTTATCCACAAATCCGGTAATCCCTTTGTCATTAAACTGCCGGATTGTCTTCCGAAGTGCCTGCTGTCTGGACTCTGCACCTGTAATAACAGCACCAGTATTATTATTCATAATCTTTAGAGCTTCTTCTGCAGTGTTCTGAACCAAATTCTTAAAAGCCTCCTGCGCCTTATGCAGCATCGTTGTATTCGTAAGATTCAGAGAGTCTTTCGCCTGTTTCTGCAGCTTCTTCATAACACGCTTTATGTTCTTGCTCTTCTCTGCATCAACAATCCCATCTATTAATCGCTGTCTTGCCAGATATTGAAATCCGGGTTCTGTATTTTTAATAGCCTCTTCTGCCATAGCATTCAACATACGCTCAGCTGCTGTCTGGCTAAGTCCGGACATCTGCGCAATTATCTTGATGTTTTCTTTATTAAGCTTTCCAATCTCTGCAAGTTTCTGCATCAACCATCTGTCTGTATCAATCGGTTGTTCCCATTCTCGGAGATGTCTTGCGATATTCTGCATGAGTCGCGCTTCCAGATCTATGTATACACTATCTATCGTCTCCGCTTCCTGCTGGTTCTTCAGAAGATTCATCCTCTACCTCACCTTCTTCCTGATCAGGGTCATCAGCTTCCGTATCTTCTTCACCCATATCCGTCCAGTCAACATCTTGTCCTGTGATCTGATTGTCTCCAGCAATCCGCTCAAGTTCTTTCGTTGCTTCATCTTCGGTGCACTTGTTAATCTCCATGATTGCGGTAAGCTTAGACCGTAGACCTCCCTGCACAAGCTTTATGTTCTTTTCGATTGTTGTGTTCGTATCCTCAACGATAGAATCATCAAAGTCAATAGACACTTCTACTTCTTTCCCTGCATCCAGGAAGGCAATGGCCTGCACCATACATATGAGCGCGGAATTGACAATAATCGCATTCTTCTGCCGGTTTTGGTACAGGTCAGACTTATCGGATATAACCTCAGTCGCTGTCTTTACACCTGAGGAATCAAACTGATATCTGCCGGTTCCCAGGCCAGTCTTAAGCGCCAATACATCCAAACTTCTCTGTATCGCAAGCTCATGCTCGTTTGCCCTGATTGACATATCTACTTCCGTAAGCTTCAGGTCGCTGTTGCGGTCACCGGGCATTTGATAATACACCGTATCGCCGGGGTCAAATGATGGAGCCGTCACACCGTCCTTTTCCATCTGCATTTTTGCAAAGGTTATAGGGACCAAGATTCTCTTGCGCCCCAGCACAAACTCATTCATGTATGAGTCATATACCAGGTCACACCCTTTAAGTTGGTCAATCGCATTTGCAAATACAGACACACCCAGCGGACTATCAAAATCAATGTTATTGCAGATATTCGGCGTAATAATCTGGAATAGTGGTTTATCATAGCCAGTTGGTACCAACGGAATTACGCCTTCCGGCGGGTCAAGTTCTTTGCTTTCTTTCCGGTCAATATATTTATTCTCGATGTAATATAGTTCCGCATCTTCTCTGTCTTCCAGATTCCCTTTTCTGTGAATCTGCAGATAAATCACTTCATTTCCGTCTATTACACGGATAGAGCCAAAAGCACATTCTATAATGTCTCCATTGTCCCAAGATAACGGGTAGATCATATCCGCACGGATATAGTCAATCATCACTTCTTCCCCGTCCAAATACTCTACGATAGCCCCTGTTCCGAGCGCAAATGCCATCTCTATTAGCTGGTTAGCACGCACAAGGAAATTGTTATTATCAAGCACTTCCTGTAAGCGTTCCTCGTAGTTTCCTGCTTTAATGGCCACCTTTTCATTTAATAACAAGTTTGCCCAGTCTTCACATACCTTCTTGGCCATTCCGAGCTTATATCTTTTTTCTTCCTTTGTGCTTACGCCGTTAAACACCTTGTACCTGTGAAACTTCTCCACGTCACCCTGATACCACTCTTTCCACTCATCAATATGGGTATAAGTATCATCCGGAGCTGTATTGTACTTGTTTTCTACAAGGTACTGCCGTATTTCATTACTCAAGTTTCACCCTCCTATGCTGCAATGTACAAGATATCGTCCTGTACACTTTCAGTGCTATACTCTGTGCTGTCCAAGCTGTCCACGTTCATCAGCCCATCATCCAGCCGGACATCCATGTTCTTTTTCTTCTCGTCATATACTGCCTGTTCGAACGCTTCAATGATGTGCGTACAGTGCTTCATGATTTTCCATCTATGCTGTGCGATCAGACTGTTGTAGAATGCGATCCGATCATTAATCGGACCCTTGATAGCATTCTTAATATCTATGCTTACGTGAGCCTGTGCACATGCCATCTCCAACCCCGAGATCAGTGTCTGCTCAGCGCTGTCGCAATACGCTTCATATACCTTGTATTTCAGCCTTGCGCGCCTTACAAAGTCCACGAAATCATCCTGTAACTGCTTCGGGTTCAGCCGCTTCTTACAGTAATATTCATCCAAAACAACCACTTGCTTATACCCCCTTGTAAATCCTGTGAGGGTAAAAGAATGAGCCGACTTCGTTCCACCGAAATCGACTCCGATTGTTGCATATATAATTTCATTCTCGTCAAGCCACTTATCAGTGACAAGATAATCATTCACATTGTCGGCGAACTGCTGGTAGATAAGCCCGTCGGCAGCTACCCATAAGCCTAGTACAAAACGCTTATAAAATACACTACCATGAGTCCAGGACCGTTCATAAGCTTCCCGGCGTGCCTTCGACAAGGACAAATTATCAGTCATCATAAAGTGCAGATGATATACACGCTTTGCCTTCTGCTTCTCCGGAAGAAGAAATTCTTCCCGGATATAGTGATGCGGTCCTTCTGGATTGCAGTTCATCCAGATCTTCCATCCATCTACCGAGCAGCGCCCGATTGCCTGATCTATAAATGACTGCGGAAATAATGCCGCTTCATCCAGATAGGCTCCGGCTGCCGTCAGTCCCTGGAGAGCATCCTGAGCAGCTTCCGTGTTCGCTCCATAAAGATAATAAGAGTTGCTCCCGATCTCAACTCTGGCGTCGGTTCCAGACCGGATATAGTTGTACGGCCATCCCCAGGCTTCAAGGATCTGGAGCATGGGACGGATCACGTTTTTCTTCAGGGCACCCATCGTCTTGCCCGCAAGGATAAAGGACTGCCCCTCAAACATTTCCTGAGACCACGTCAGGAAGCCGATGATGCACGCGATTGTCTTTCCTGACCGGATTGCTCCATCCGCAATAACGTAATCGTTATTCGCAGAGACAAGCCCAGGTCTCCACCAGTGCATCAGGCGTCTCTGCTGTGCTGAGAAGGGAAGGAACTTAAACTTTGCCGGTCTCTTCTGCTTCTTTGGCATCGTCCACGCCCTCCTCTTCCTGTTCTTCTTGATCCGCAAATAGCTCTTCGAGATCTTCTTTCGTCGGTCTCATCGCATTCAAGAAGCTCTGTATGTTATCATCCTTGCTGTCGCTGTCTCCGATCTCCTGATCCCTGGCTCTCTTTGCTCGATCGGTTCGAATCTTCTGCTCCTCCAAATCAGCGTCTGACTTATCAGTCTGCCCAACCACCTTCATGATGGCGTTATATGCTTTCACGTCCCCGAGCATCGCCTGGTTGATCATTGCCATTGTGATGATCTCTTCATAAGTGCTTTCTCCTCCGTCGGCAATCAGCACATCGGAGAGCCCCCCGACATGCGCCTGCATCGTCAGGCACCGGTTCATAGTGTCTCTGAGGGCAGCTTTCCGGCGCCGCGCCCTCCCCGAAGCTTCCCCGGCTTTTCTTGCTAGTTCTCGGCGTTCGCTCGGAGTTCGCTTATCGTTTGCGTCTTTTATGTTTTCATAACCTGCCACTTCACCACCTTCAATTCACCTCATAAATAATACCCACTTTTTTTCTAATAATTTTTTATAATTAACTCCCTGTAACGACGTGGGTTAGTTTTCGTTACAAGATTGTCCTGCCGATCTACTTCGAGCAGATCATATCCTGCGTACAAGTCCCGGATCTCCGGACAGTCATTGTAAGACAGGATAAACTTACCTCTAATCTGGGAAAGCGTATCCCTCAGTCTCGCATGATCTTCCGGCTGAAACTTGTCTGGATAATATTTTTCTGCATCGTAATACGGCGGATCGCAATAAAATAATGCCGACTCCCGGTCATACGTTTTTATAAGACGCTCAAAATCGACATTCTCAATTACTACTCTATTCAATCTCTTCGATGCTTCCTGCAAATAGGCGATTGTTTTCTGCATATTCCTCGGTCGCACACCAAACGAATCAAGGTCAGCACCAAAACTTAGTTTTATTCGACAGTAGAACCTCGCTGCTCTCTGTATGTCTGTCATGCCCTGAATCTCATTTTGGGCAACACAGTTGAAAAACTGTTCCCTGGATATCAGCGTCCAGTCCAGCTCTTTTTGTAATGCATCCGGATGATATTTTACACACCGGAACAGATTCACCAGTTCTCCGTTCACATCGTTGTATACTTCCATGTCCGCATGCTTTTCTTTATCGAACAGTACCCATCCGGCTCCACCAAATACCTCAATGTATCTGTCAAAATTCTCTGGAAACTGTTCAATGATCTTTCTTTTCAGTAGCTTCTTGCCACCGATCCAGCTTATAAAGCTATTCATTTTATCAACCCTCTTTCTGTAATACATCGTGGGTATTATTTCAAGAGGTGAAGCGGAGCACCCGGAATCGAACCGGGACACAGAACGCGACCCTGCACATCTGCCATTGATGATATACTCCATTAAATGGGCATAAGAAAAACGCCCCGCAAATGCAGGACGTCTTTACTTGGTTTACGCAAGAGTAGGTGGAAAGTAATCAGTACTTTATTCTAATTACTCTAGAATAATTATAGCATACTTTTTTTATTAATTGTATTAATCTTTCAAATATCCTTCGATAATCTGCGATACTCTTCCTTGACTATACCCCACAACTCCAGAAACCTCCTTCTGTTTCTTCCCATCTATGTAAATCAGTTCAAATATCAGCCGGTCTCTGCTGTCCGGAATCCCCGCAATAAACTGCTCTATCTCCGTAATCAGACTCTCCACCTGCTCTCTGCGTTGCTTCCGGATCCGTATCTGCTTCTCAATCTCGTCCGCCTCTTTCGGCTCATCCATCTGAACCGTCGTTCTAACTTCCGTATACGGGAAATCCTTGCTTGACCCAACCACTTTTCCTAACACTACCGGTACGTTTTCTTGCCGGTCATACAGCCTGTCCAGTTTTCTGTCGATCAGCTCCAGCTCTTTCTTCAGCGGCCGTAACTGACCAAGTTTTTTCTTGTCCATCCGCATCACCCCTTAATCCACATCGTCTCTGTAAATAATCCCACGTTGTCTCCTGCCTGATCTGCTGTCCCTGCGCTCGGATCAGCGCGGCAGCGTTTGGTTCATTTGTTTTTGTTTTTCTCAATGTATCACCCTCTTTTTCGGTCTGCCACGTTTCCGCATCCCTTTTAATCCATACGCTTTTACTCCAGCTATGACCCTTGCTACTGATATGTCTAACAAATATGCTATTTCTACGTTCGTCTTTCCTTCATTCACATATTTTTTCAGATCCACCCTAAAAATATCTTCTGTCAGATGTAATGTATTCGGATGGTTCGTTTTATGCATCAGAATTGCATCCGGATCGTGATTGATTGCAATATCGACCGATCGCCCCAGCGCCATCTCAATTCCTACGCTTGCCCCACCTCCACCGGCAAAGCAGTCTATTATCAAATCTCTCTTCATCTCTCGCAAGAAGCCCGGTATACCATTGCCCCGGCCGGAGGCTGGCTCCTTTCTTAGTTATTTCAATTCGATTCCACACTCTTCCCTCAGCACGGTTTTAAAATCCTCTACGTTTTCAACGTAACCATCGTTGTACGCTTCAAGCTGTTTATGGTACTCATCAATAAACTTGTTCAGCCTTTTCTCGCCATATCCAAACTTATCATGCAACACCATCAGCGATATGATTAGATTCGCTTTCCCGGCTGCGCTGATCAGCATGTTGTCCTTCCGAATCTGCGTTATCCTTGCCAATGCAGGGTTTATGCCCTTTTTCTTTATCACTTATATTTCTTTCTCTCTCAACTCTCTCAATCTCATTTATCACAGCCAGTAACAGATCTTTTACAAAAGGATCCTGAGAATCCTGTCCGTACTTCTGGAAGAGATCTCCTGATTCCTGGATGAATCCATCCAGATCATCCTCGTTTAATGCTTTCACGATGTATTTCCGGTACAGATGCCAACAGTCACTAAAGAGATTGAAAACTGTCCTGACAGCCATCATAACGCTGTTACCCGAATATAAATTCCCGGCACTTCTGCCCAGAACTTTTCCACGATCTCACGACAGACTATAGCATCATCTTTCCAGAATCCCACTGCTGTCATACAATCTTTCAGAAGCTTTTGAAGGTTATCCGTATCCGGCTTTGTGATCCGGTACTCTCCGTCCTTGTGACTTCCCCGTGAGAAACACCAAGTTGAGACTAGCTCCACAGGTCCCGTATATTTCTGGTTCGGCTTGTGCTGCGCCAGGTGCGCTTCTAATTTTGCCCTGGCTATCTTTAACTCCTGTGGTTCGTAAAATTTGGGTTTTCCAGCCACCACACACACCTTCTTTTCCTGGTGCGTAATAGTCGGCGGAACCATTGTCATAAAAAATTCCATTCACTTCACCTCTTTAACATGCGAAATTATCTTTCTTTTTTCTGTACGCCCTAGTTACGGGGAGGGGGAAGGGAGACGGGGCCGGGCAGCCTTAGGCCCGTCCCTCTCCTACCCCCGTAACCCAGTGCGGGGATTTTATTTTACCCCCTTTAGGGGGTAGTCTTCCCCGCCACCGCGGGGATGTCTTGTTTTTAGTCTTCCCCGCATTCTTAGTCTCATTGCGGGGATGCCTTAAATTCAGTCTTTCCCGTCATTTCATACCGTTGCGGGGATGTCTATTTTTAAGGCTTTCCCGCAATCTATTCTCCGGCGGGGATGTCTGGACTTTCAGTCTTCCCCGCACTCTTCTTTTTTACTTTTTTATGTACCTCACCATCTTTGATTGTATATCCTCCATGCTCTTTGATACGATCCCGGACTGTCCGTTCAGAAATTCCGAGGTATTCAGATACAGCCTTTACTGTCGGTACCTCACCAAAATTGCATCCCTCCACAGCTTCTTGAAGCGCCCTTTTCCGATCCTCTTTCCGGCTCTGTGCACTCTTCTTGTTGTTCACACTGCCTTTCTGCCATGCCGGACGCTCGTCCTCCGGCTGAATATCTTTCAGTGCCCCAGACTCATCACCTTTGTGAATTGGATAATCAAACCACAGGTTCACCGGCTGAAACCTCGGAAACTCTCTCAGTGTCCCCTCAATACGCCATGCAGTCCTTGTTTTAACTCTGTCCACAGCTTTCTGCACTTCCACATTCAGTGCCTTAAAATCAAGAGATTTCAACTTTTCACGGCAGTAATCCAGCATCTGTACACTGCTGCACATATCATCCTGAGATACACCGTCTATCAGTCCATCATAGTGATTCAGCCACTCTATACATACTTGGCAAATTGCCTTATTCTCTTCCTGCTTCATAAGAGCATCCGTGGTTTCCAGTTCAATCAGATCCAAAAGGGCATCCGGATCCCGGGCAAATACACCGGATCCGCTGGCACGGTCCATGGACTTCTTGCCGCCCTGGCTTCCTTTACTGTGATGGTGGCAGTAAATCACTGCACACCCCAACTCTGTACACACCTTATCAAACTGATTACAGAAATTCGCCATTTGATCAGCACTGTTCTCATCTCCGGTAATCACCTTATAGATTGGATCAATGATAATTGCCACATAATCTTTCTTTGCTGCTCTTCGAATCAGTTTCGGAGCCAGCTTATCCATGGGGACTGATTTTCCTCTTAGATTCCAGATATCAATGTTGTCCAAGTGCTCCGGCTTCCATCCAAGAGCATCATATACGTCCCGGAAGCGGTGCAGACAGCTTGCCCGATCCAGCTCCAGATTCACATACATCACACGCCCTCTGGCACATTTCCAGCCTAGCCATGGTTTCCCTTCTGCGATAGATATACACAATTCAATCTGCAGAAAAGACTTACCGGCTTTCGATGGACCGGCAATCAACATCTTATGCCCTTTCCTAAGTACTCCGTCGATTAAACATTCTGAAAGCTTTGGAAGATTCTCCCATACAGCCTCAAGAGATTCAGGATCCGGTAGATCATCATTTACACTTTCGATCCACTCCACCCATTCCTCCCAGGACTCTTTCCCGATATTTGTATCTACCAGGAACTGCTTCTTTCCATTCCGGGTCACTCCCGGCATCCGGGATAGCCTGGATGGGTTCTTGTTCTGGGTATCCAACTTTAAGCCATTCTTTTTACAGATACTATATAGATACTCTACTCGTTTCTTGTATTCCCTCATATCCGCTGCCTCTATCCTGACGATTGCATGGAGACTCTTTTTCCCGGAGAATACCAGCGCTGCGACCGGAAGCTCCAGTTCTCTGATCAATGCATTCTGCTTTTCCAGTTCCATATCATCCGACTCCACCAGCGCATACCGGAAGTCTGTCACGTTCTCATTCGTGCAGTCCTTCCCGTTCAGCGGATTGAACCGGATCCACGCTCCTGCATCCGGATTATAGTCTCCAACTACCGCACCAATATCCCCATTACATCTATTCAGTTCCTGGACCAGCTGACCAGCTGTTCGATCCCAGTTTCCACGGGACGGAAGCCACCGGGTACCCTTTTCGTCTGTCTTTTCCCAGCTCTGCGTCACATATCCGACATGCTCCCCTGCCTCAAACAGTGTCTCAAGATACTTAATTAGCTCCTGCGCAGGATTCCAATGAGCTGGCTCATGTATTTCTTTTCCCTCCAGCCAGTCGCTGTCTACCACGACGCCTTCGCGACTGATCTCATCATCCCAGTTCAACTCACGCCCCGGATCACGTTCTAGCTTCCATCCGTGGTCTATTGCAAGCTGTACGATCGTTCCGGCAGTAACTGGTTCTGACGATCCATGGAAACTCCCCCATTTCCGGAAGCATTCCCCGGAATGGTATCGGGCAGGATCTCCCTGACTCCACCGTTCCCAGTCTGCTGCTGTATATCCTTCATGTTTTAGTGCCATTCCCACATTGACCCATTCCTGATAATCCAGATCTGCGGGATGGATACTGTCCAGTATTTCTAAAAGATCTGCCCTTTGTTCCATTGTCATGCTCCTTTATATTCTGACGGGGTAATATCATGCGGGATTCTCCATCCATTCCCCGCGATCCGGTCAATCAGCTTCTTTGCAGTATCAAACTGCCAGGTTCCAACATGACGGAATCCTCTCTCCTCCAAGCAGCGTATCTGCTTTGGCGTTGTAAGACCTTCCTGTCGGCGCTTGTCCAGCCGTTCCAACAGCTTCGATGCTTTTCCTGCATTATCGATCTCATCCGGCATAATCCCCAGCTTCTCCAGTGTTTTCTTCTGCTTATCGGAAGGCGGTGCCATTTCCCATCCAAACGCCGGAACATATCCGGCAAGGTCCTCTGCCTGGATGCTCATCTCAAACTGCAGCGGATCTACCAACTTGCGCTTTCTACGCTTCATCTCCGCCAGCTGCTGTGCCAGTGCTTCCTCTCTCTGTGCTACTACATCTTCAGAAGCATTCTTTTCAGCTTCTTCTATATCAACAGGACATCCTGCATCTTTCTCCAGGTTCTCTGTCATTTTCTGCGCTACTTCCTCGCTCTCACAGATCAAATGCGCCGGATGGCAAAGCTCATGCCGCTCAGTATGCCACAAGAAATCCAGAAGAAGAAGGTGGTCTTTCCCTGGTGCAAGCCTGGTACCACGCCCTACCATCTGACAGTACAAGCTCCGCACTTTTGTCGGACGTAGCACTACGATGCAATCCACATCCGGGCAGTCCCATCCTTCCGTCAGAAGCATGGAGTTGCACAGGACATTATATTTTCCGGATGCATAGTCTTCCAGGATCTCTGCACGGTCCTGACTCTCTCCGTTCACTTCCGCTGCACGGAATCCATTTGCTATCAAAATATCGCGGAACTTTTTACTTGTCTTAACTAATGGCAGAAAGACAACTGTCTTACGATCCCTGCAATATCTCACCATCTCGTTTGCAATCTGATGAAGATACGGATCAAGAGCTGTTCCCAGATCCCCTGCCTTAAAATCTCCAGACCGCACACCCACACCTGTCAAATCTACTTGAAGCGGGATCGTCACCGCTTTGATCGGCGACAAATATCCCTCTTTGATTGCTTTCGGCAATGTGTATTCATAAGCCAGGGATTCAAATACCTGCCCCAAGTTCTTCATATCTCCGCGGTCCGGCGTCGCTGTAACTCCCAGCACTTTCGCATCAGGGAAATATTTCAATATCCGCTGATAACTATCCGAAATGCAGTGATGTGCCTCATCGATAATGATCGTATTAAAATAGTCTTCCGGGAACCGGCTCAGCCTAGTTGTTCTCATAAGGCTCTGAACTGATCCGACTGTGATTCGGTACCAGCTTCCAAGGCTGGACTCTTCAGCTTTCTCGGTAGCGCATTTCAATCCGGTTGCCTTCGCGATTTTATCTGCAGCCTGCTCCAGAAGTTCCCCGCGGTGCGCCAGAATCAATACCCGGTCGCCATGGCTCACGCATTCCTCTGTGATTTTGGCGAATACTATCGTCTTCCCGCAGCCGGTCGGAAGGACCAGAAGGGTCTTTCTGGTTCCATTTCCCCACTGCTCAAATACCGCTTCTTTTGCTTCTTTCTGATATGGTCTCAGTTCCATTAAAACTTCCCTGCCTTAAACTTCTTTTCCTCAAAGGGATAGATTTTTTTAATATGGTTATACTTCTTACTCGAATCTTTCGGATCCGCATCGAGAGAAATCTGTGCGCGTCCCTTCAGTCCGGGAAGTGCTGCCCAGTTCATTTTCAGCCTCTCCCCCTTCTTTTTCAGCCCAACGCCGCAGAACAGCTCTGACAGTTTCCATTCAAGAGTGGAATACAAGATGTATCCCTCCTGGATTGTTGCTTCGCGTCCATCCGGAGCTGTGACCTTGAAAAACACAAGTGCTTTGTTGCAAGGCGGGATTTTTTCACTTCCTGCATGTCTTGCACGTTCAAAATGATCGATCACAAAATCATAATCACCTTCGGGAAGCTCTACAAAACTACTGTCTTTCTCAATCTCATCATCCCAGTTTAATTCTCTGTTTATTTCGCTCATTAAAAAATATCCTCCTATTTCTTATCTTCATCAAACGGAATTTCATAGTTTTCCCGTAGTTTTTCAATCATGCCATACACCTGCCCCCATGCCCCGACAAGCACGCCGGAGACAAAATCTGGGTCATAATTCAAGATCGGGGTTGACCTGGGATAGTATCCTCGATCTGCCACGACCGCCTGGATCTCTTCTTCTGATACCAGCTTCTCTTCCATCAGGTCTCTGAGAACTTTTGGTATCCGCTCATCCACATGGAATGTGCTGCTTTTAGGGATTGGCTTCTCCGGTTCAGTATGCGAAGGCTTTTCCTCAGTTTTTCCAACGGAGGGTCTTGTATCAAACTCCATCTGTTCTGGGGTTCCTTCAGGAACTTTCATAAATTCCGGCGTCTTCTTTTCTTCCGCCTTTGGCTGTGAAGGTTGTTCACTTGCAGAGTGCTTTTCACTTTCTGATTCGATAATGCCAGAAATAACACCGTAATCAAACTCGCATTCTTCTGGAAGCCCATACCTATTCTTCGCATCCCAGCAGGGGTGATGGGATGTGTACATCACGCGTTTACCGCCCATAGCTTTATGTTTTTTCCCCTTATCATCTACCGCCACGGTATGGGTCTTATAGTTACAGAACAAAAGCATGTCTGCCCACTCTTTTACAAGAGGACTTGTCTGTGACTGGGTTTTCTTTCCCAGTTTTAACTCCCAGCGGTCATAGGTTCCCATTTCATCCGGCTGTTCAAATTTACGGAGTTGGGCATGGGCTGTAAGAACAACATTGACTCCTGTTTCGATCACATCTGTCAGACGGTTCAGAAAACGTCCAAATTCCTCTTTGGTATAAACGTATCCATTCCCGTATCCAAAATCTTCAATTCCCGACTTGTTATGCTTTGCACAAATATGGTCTACACAAAGCTGCTCTGCCCAGTCAATCGTATCAATCACAAGAGTTTTGCACACTCCCGGAGTTTTCTTTATATAATCAATTTCCTCAAAAAGCATTGTCCAGCTTGTCGGACGTGGAAGCCGTGCCACATCCATGTCATTGGTACTGCCTTCTGTATCAATAAAGAGTGGATCTGGGAACTTGGATGCAAACGTGGATTTTCCAATTCCCTCGGGACCGTAAACTACAACCTTCTTTGCTTTTTTTATCTTTCCTCTGGTTATCTTCATTTAGAAAGTACCCTCCTTCCATGTTTTGGGCTGCGGTATTGACTCAGGTTCTTTTACATATCCATCCTCGATAATGATGCTACACTCATCCCCGGTACTGACTCGGGTAGCAATCGCCTGGAGCCCTTCCTGTTCTAACCACTCTCCAAACTCGTTCAGCGTCTGAATATCCATCTGTTCCAGCTTGTCCAAAAGGACAAAACCGCACTTCGGGTTTAGTTTCCTGACGATCGCAGTAGATACTTTCAGTCGGTCTGATCCGGACATATTATCCCACTGCTGTCCCTTATAGATCAGTTCTCCCTCTTTCACGGACAGCTCTGGAAGGGGCAGTTCCGTGGACTGAAGAAGATCTGTTTTCGCATTCCGAGTTTTATTAATATCTACAGTCAGTGCGTTGTATTGATCCCTGTACTCCTTGGCATCTTCTTCTGCCTTATCCTTGTCCATGTTTGCCCTCACTTTCCGGTTGATTTCTTCGATGTTGGAAATAGACGCTTCTAGTTCCGCTGTGGATTCATCTTGAAGATCCTGCGCATTCATTTGGGCAATCCGAAGGTTTTCTACTTCCTCCTGAAGCTTTTTTTCCTCTTCTGCAAGCTGTTTCTTCATGCCTTCAACAGACTGTTGGAGAAAACAAACAGAATCTTCATATTGTTTAACCTGGTCTCGCTTTCTCTGGTTCTCTCCATTTTTTGCAAGAATCTCCTGCTGTTGTCTGATCAGTTCGGATGGAGACACCAGTTCTTTCGGGGCATCAGGATAATAGGGTTGCTCTTTTGCAAACTTTTCTTTCTGGTCTGCGATCTGACCGATCGTAAGCCGTTTATTATACATTTCTTTTTCCTGCTGATCCAACACTGCAAGCTGATCTCCAACACCAATAATCTTTAGAAGAATTTGGGTCCTTTCCTTTCCAGAACTCTCCATGAACTTTGGGAGATCCAGAGCAAGCTGTTCCACAAACTCATTCAGGAGCTGCTGACCACCCTTGTGTCCGCTTGGATCCGTCACTTTCAAGGAGCTGTTTTTTCCTTTTCTTTCTACGATTAGACCATTATTTAGTATAATATGTAAGGTCGGCGGGATTGTGGATCCTTCCCGTTGCGGCTGTGAAGGACGATATTTTTCTCCTCCTAAAGCCCACGCGATGGAATCCAGCACTGAAGTCTTCCCCTGGTTGTTGTTGCCACCTACGATTGTCAGTCCGCTTGCCGTTGGTTCAATCTTTACGGCTTTGATCCGTTTTACATTTTCGATTTCCAGTTTATTAATCTTAATACTTTCCATTTCCTGTCCTTTCTGATACAATATAGTTGATCTTTTAACTATGCGTCCTAGAGGTTGCCGCCTCATTTATGGGCGCTCTTTTTATTTCACGGCTTCTGTACACGACTCTATCATCGCACACAAAAGGACTGTGAAGCTTAAGCACTCCGTTAACTGCCGTCAGCGTATGACCACCGACCGACAACTGTTCTTTATTTCCGTAATACTCATACTTCCCAAAATCCGCAATATCCTGCGGCGGAATCCCTGTCTCTTCCGACAAGATTCTTTTCAGCTTCGTTTTTCCGAGCTTCATCTTTGTTCACCTCCTTAGATCGGCCCTGCCTGTAAGATGTAAATGATCACAGCCATCACCGCATTTAACATCATGCTTGCGACTGTTACCGCGATCAGACCTCTTGCAGCGCTGTCTCTTTCTTTTCTTTTGCGTTGGATCTTCTGCTTGTGATCCGCTTCCGGAAAATTTCTTCGCCCGATCGGGATCAGCTCCAGCTTCCGTACTGCAGGTAATTGTTTTTCCATGCTTGTCCTTCCTTTCTACCGCTTACGCGGTTTTCTCTATTATGTAGTTTCTGTCAAAAAGAACCCTTTGGTTAACACTTTCTGCAAATGCCTCTTTATCTTCCAGTTCCTTAACCTCTACTTCTTTTCCGTCAATTACTACAATGTTTTTTATGATCATTTACACCACCTCTCTAAAGCTTATGAATCACTGTTTGTACTTGTTGCGTTGTCCTTTAAAATCTCCTATACTTTAATTACCGAGTACCAGTCGGAATAATTATGAAAGGAGAAGATTATTTATGGATTTTTTCAACATTCCCGAGCCACCTTCATTTGAACGTGTGCAAAATGACTATTCACAAAAGCAAATTGATCTGTTAAATGAGATTAAAATAGTTCAACAAGATCAAGCAAAACTTCTAAATCAAATGGAAAAAGCTTCATCAAAAGATAAAAAGTGGCTAGTCATCGGTACAATTTCATCAGTAATTGCCGCTATTGGAACTATCATCGGAATTGTCATTCCTCTTTTTTAATAACAGCGACACACAAATACAAATTAGCGAGATGCTATTCATAAGAGTAGAAAAGCACGCTAGCGTGATAGCTATCTCCATCAACTCCCTCCTTTCTCTTCTGGTTCTGTCCTGTTTATCGGACAGCTAATCTGGTATCTTTGTTTGAAATATTTTTCAAATTATGATAAAATTCTTTCATTCCAAAATCGAGTAAGAAAGGAAATTTATCATGACTATTCCTATTAAACCATTAGATTTATCCGATTCTGCAAATGATACTGTTAAAAATCTAACTCATGAACTCTCTTCAAATATTGGAACTACGCTCGCAGATTGTTGGTTTCTTGTTTTTGGTGGTTTATCACAAAAAGCCGAAAGGAAACGTTTACAATATGCACATGATTTAGAGCGTTTTGAATATGAACTTGCTCAAAACATATGCGATATTCCCAAATCAAATATAATAGAACCTGACTTTCAAATCGTTACCCAATCACTTGATGCATCCAAGTATTGTATTTCTGTTCCTGAACTGCGTCATATGTTTTCATCACTGATTGCCAATGCAATGAATAAAGATTTTTCCGATTATGTGAGCCCTATATTCCCGAACATTTTACGTCAAATGAGTTCTTATGATGCTACATTGTTTAACTTGATACGAAATTTTAGCTGTAGACCATTAGTAACGTACCTTAAATACAGAGAGAATAGATATAGTACCGTTCTCGAACATGTCACTTTCGTCCAAGAACCTTTTATGGATTTTGAATTACAATCATTATCTATGTCCTCTCTTAACCTACTAGGATTAATAGATTTCACATACGATAAAACAGCTACGGGATTAACAGATTCTTACTATGACCTTGAAAATAGCCCGTACTTTCAAAATTTGAAAAAAGAACTTGCGAACACCTCATATCATGCCGATGTACAAAAAGGAGTTTGTTCGTTAACCCCGCTTGGTAAGGCTTTCGCTAAAGTCTGCCTTGATGAGAAAAATTTTCCACCATTATTTTCTTAGCATCGTTTACAACACTTTTTACATAGCCATCTACTATTTTAAAATAGTGGGTGGCTAAAATTTTTGTAACAACTGCAGACGTTATTACAGAAATTCCAACAAACAAAATAAATTCCATATTTTCACACCACCTCCACATTAGATGCTCCCGTGCATCCTTTCAACAGATAATCCATGCTTGTTCCAAAAAGTAACGCCATCTGCCTCAATTTTTTGCTTGGCACATCTCTTTCCTCGTTAATCCAGTTGTAATAGGTTTTCAACGAAACTCCGAGCTTATCTGCCAATTCTTCTTTGGTAAGTTGATTTCTTACTCTTTCAGCCTCGACATTTACCAGCATTTGATACCCCTCCTTTCTTTTGATGTATCTGTTTCAGATACCTTTCACTATATTTATACATCTATTTCAGATACATGTCAATACTTTTTTGAAAAAATGTATCTTTTTTAGGTACATTCATGTTGACATTTTGAAATATGTTTCATATAATCAAATTGCAGGGAGGTGAATGTATGAACTTCGGCGAACGACTTATTAAAGTAAGGAAAGAACATGGCTATACTAGAGAAGCCCTCGCTCAATCGCTTAAAATTTCAAAATATACGCTTAGAAATTATGAGCTTGGCGCAACCGAGCCAGGACATACTTTTTTAAAACAGATTTCTGACTTTTTTCATGTTTCTATTGATTATTTGATGGGATTAACTGATGAACCAGAAATATTAGAAACTTTTAGCCTTAATGCCTCAGAGCAAACGATAATAAAAAAATACCGTGACCTCGACGAACACGGTCGAGAAATGGTAGATTTTACTCTTAATAAAGAATATGAACGCTCTATTGCTCTGACTGAAGAAAAGGAATCAAATGTCATGAAGTTTCCTGAACATTTGATGGCTAATGCCGCCAATGCACAAAATCCTACTGAGGTACAAAAACAACACGCAGACAGTATTATGGCTGATGATAGTGAATGGAAGTGATCTAGTTGACATACGAGAAGTTATTGCATGAAGCGGACTCTAACGGGATTATTGTTAAAGAGAAAAACATTCCCGGTTATGGAGGACGCATATATGGAAATCGAATTGCTATACATGATGGATTAGAAACAACAACAGAAAAAGCCTGCGTCCTCGCGGAAGAACTGGGGCATTACCATACAACTGTCGGAGATATAACAGATTTATCCGACTCCCAGAACCGCAAACAAGAACGACAAGCAAGGCTTTGGGGATACAACAAACTGATCGGACTGACCGGAATTATACAAGCGTTCCGCGCCGGGTGTCATTCACGGCATGAAACAGCGGAATATCTAGGCGTAACAGAACAATTTTTACAGGAATGTATCGACTGCTACACAGAAAAATACGGAGAATATGCGAAGATAGACAATTACATTATCTTCTTCATTCCGAATCTGGCAGTCATGGAAGAGGTATAACCGCCTCTGCCCCACAGCGGGCAGGGGAAGAACTAAATAATGTATTTACCCGGGTAGCCGGAGGACGAGCTCCCACCCATTCCGAGAATCCTGTGGAGGGGGTGGTAATTATGAGTACATATGAAGAACTCAGTTTGATCATAAGCATTGCGCTTTTGGTTGTAGCCATTCTGAATTATACGCATAAAAAATAGCCGTCCTGCCCTGACAAAGCTGACGACTATTTCTTATAGTTTTTAAGTTGCGCCGGAGCGGGTGAGGTGCAGTCACCTTCCGGCTATCCTGTTAAGTACATTATAGCAAATGTACCATAAATGTCAAGAACCGCCCCTGCGCCAACAGGAACGGCTCAAGTAACATTCCGAAGAATGATACCCCAATTCAAAAAATATTGTATCATCTTCGGTCAGCTATCGCAATCAGAACGTTTGTTTCTTGATAGCTGTTATTTTTATTTTTATACTCATTTTCCTGCTCTGTCAGGAATAGAATGAATCAACCGAGGTGATGTCATGAAAACTAAATATTGTTATGGTTATGTTAGGGTATCCACATCCGGCCAAGAAGAGCTCTCTCCTGATTCGCAGGCAAAACTGTTGAAAGACTTTGCTAAAAAGAACGATATGATTGTCCTGCAAATCTTTTATGAGCTCGGTATTTCCGGTCGGAAAGCTGACAAGCGTCCGGAGTTTCAGAAGATGATCGCTCTTGCCAAATCAGACAAACATCCTGTAGATTGTATCATCGTGTGGAAATTCAGTCGATTTGCAAGAAATCAGGAAGAGTCTATTGTTTATAAATCTCTTTTAAAGAAGAAGCACAACGTTGAAGTCTTGAGCGTTTCCGAGCCGCTTGTAGACGGTCCGTTCGGCTCTTTGATCGAGCGTATCATTGAATGGATGGACGAATACTATTCTGTCCGTCTTTCCGGCGAAGTGACACGAGGGATGACAGAAAAGGCAAAACGCGGCGGCTATCAGGCGCGTCCTCCGCTTGGATATAAAATCCAAGAGCGCGGAAAACCTCCCGTTATTGTACCGGAAGAAGCTGAAATAATTAAAATCATATTTGATAAATATGTAAATGAACATACCGGAATATTCGACATAGCACGCTATCTAAATTTGTGTGGGTTTAAAACATCTCACAACAAACCGTTTGAACGCAGATCTATTGAATACATCTTACAGAACCCAACTTACTGCGGTATGATCCGATGGAACCGTACCGTAAGCGAAACAAACGAAATCCGGCCGGAATCAGAATGGATTGTCTCTGATGGTCAGCAACCTGCTATTATATCTAAAGAATTATTTGACAAAGCGCAGATCCGTTACAAAAGCGAATACAAACCTTCCGGCGCCAGACCTTCCTCTACATACAAACATTGGCTATCAGGTCTTATGAAGTGCCCTGTATGCGGAAGAACCATGATTGCCAAAACAGTAAATAACCAAAAATCATACTGCTATTTTACATGCTATGGGTACTCAAAAGGAAAATGCCTTGCAAAAACATCTGTAAGCTCGTTAAGGCTAGAACCGGCGGTACTTGCATCCATAAAAGAAGTTCTGGACACTGGCAACATCATCTACAGGCACGTTGAACCGATGCAGGAAACTTCTGTGGATCTAAACGTCATTATTACGGAGCAGTTAAGAAAGAATGTGGAAAAGTTTGACCGCATCAGAGAAGCGTACCGTAATGGAGTAGATACACTTGACGAATATAAAGAAAATAAGCGCATGGTTCAGGAAGAAAAAGAGATGCTGGAAAAGCAGCTTGCAGACATAAAACCAGCAGAACCTACTATTGATACTTCTAAAATCGCTATGTTGGAAAAAGTAAGAAATGTATATGAAATCATAGAATCTGACTCTGTGGATCCTGTAACCAAAAATGAAATCCTAAAGAGCGTGATAGAAAAGATTATATATGATCGCTCAAAAGATGAGCTGAAAGTTTATTACTACTATGCGCCGGAATCCCAGTAA